CCGTGACGCTGGCCGAGTCGTAGGCCCTGACGCTGGCCGAGCCGCGCACCACAAGCACGACGCTGGCCGGCGACCTGACCTCAATCCGGTCATCGCCGCGCGCAATCGCGGCATCGAGTTCTGCCTGTGTCTTGACGATGCTCATGCTGCGTTCTCCCTCGGCCACGGCAGGATCATGACGACGGGCGCCTCGCCAAGCTCCGGGCGGATGGCGATCACTTCGCCTTCGCCGCCGCAGCCGGTGGGGTACTTCTGGCCGATCTGGATACTCATTCTTCGCTCCCGAACGGGTTAGGAACGCGGTCGATTTCTTGGTACGTCCTGCTATGTCTCGGCAGCAGTGCCAGTTCTGCGGCGCGCGCCGATTCAAAAGCAGCGGACTTTTTCCCGCCGCAATCGACCACGATGCGGAATGCCTCGGTAGCCTGCGGCGACACAATTCCGCGCTTGCGCAGTACCGGCTCGCAGTAGTCGAGGGCGAGGGTGCACATGGCTCAGCCCCGCGCCTCTTGCCACATGCGCTCGAAATAAGCGTCTTCGGCCTCGGCTTCCTCAGCCTCTCGGCGCTGGCGTTCGGCCATCGCCTCAGCCGTCGTCCGCAGCACGCCGCTGTCGCGGAGCCACTGCTCGTAGGCGTCGCGCAGGGTGTCGATCAGTGTCTCGATACGGTCGTAGCGCGCGTCTTGGCGCTCGGACTGGTTCGGGTGGGGTGCGGGCATGCCGCCGTCGAACAGCTCCACGAGTTGCCGGATCGTCGCCCGGATGTGCGCGGGCTGGTCGATCAGCAGCTCGATCTCCATGGACGTGCCGCGCTTGAACCAGTCCCAGACGGTGCCTTCGTCGCGCATCAGGTCATCGATGGCGTCCTGTTCGCAGGACTCGACGTGGCGCTCCCAGCGGTCGGCCTCGGCTTCCTGCGCCAGGTGGGCGTTCAGGTCACGGATGACGGGATCGAGCATGGCGTTCTCCCTTCCTGCGGCCTGGGTGGGCCGCCGACGCCACCTATAATAGCTAGGCTATTTCGCTTGTCAATAGCCCGGATAGTTTGCGCGGGCGCGGCTCTGCTGGCTTTGCCTTTGGCGGCCATGCGGGAGCTTGGCTAGGCGTGTCTGCTAGGAAGAACGTGCGCGGCGTCACACGCAGAGGGGCTCGCGGGCGCACAAGCTCCAAGAGCCGTCTCGCGATCTGCGAATGAGCGGTGTTTCACTTCACGGGTGGCAGGGGGAGACCATGCAAGACACTATCGATGGACTGATGGAAGGGCTTGTTGCGGGAATCAACTCGCTAAGGGAGGCGGAGCGGCAACCTTTGGCTTTGCCGAGGCCGCGGAATCGAGCACCTTCAAGAGTTCGTGGATGTAACCCTGCCGTACGAATTTCGCCGGAACATGCTTCCGGAGGGCCCGAGCAACATCCGCGGCTTCGGCTGGTCTATGTACGACCATCACAGTGACCATAGCCGCCAATGCATAGCGCAGCGCATCAATGTCGTTCTCGACGCGCGCTGACGCCAGCCCCGGTGCGGGGCCTTCCGCGACCGCACTTCCGGCCGCGGCTTTGGCCGCGATCTCGCGATAGGCAAGGCTGATCTCGGCGGGGTCGTCGATCCCCAGCACCGAGGCTAGCTTGATGGCCCTGGCCGCCGGCACGGGGAGCCGGCCATTCGTCCAGTGCGAAACCTGGCCTTGGGTCACGCCCACCTGGGCGCCGACCGATTCCTCGGTCAGATTGGGGTCGCTGGCGATGGCGGCCTTGATGCGCCGCGCGATCGCCTTTTCTTCGGGAGTCAGGGGTCGCTTGCTCATACTAGCGACGCTATTGAAAGTGGCCGTAGACTGCCACTAGCCGGGGTATTGCAACTCGGAACTAGCTGAGATAGTCTACGGGCATGGCTACCAAGCATGTCAGCACGATTCCGGTCCGTGAAGCCGTAGAGCTTGTCGGTGGTCAAACCGCACTCGCCCGACTGGTCTGTGTCACGCAGGGCCTGGTGTGGCAGTGGGTGAATGACCGCCTTCTCGTCACCGTCGAGCGCGCCATCGCCATCGACAAAGCAACGGACGGCCGCGTTCCCTGCACACGCATCCGCCCGGACCTCGCCGAACAATTCGGCGCATCCAAGAAGCGGAAGAAAGTCGCCTGAACCCCTAAGCGCGTGATTCGTCATGCGCTTTTTTGTACCCCAAAGCAGTTGCGAACTGGTGCGACCCAATGAGAACCGATGCGAATCAATGCGAGTTCCCGATGGATGCGCCGCTGGATGTGCTGCTCGCGTGCAAATCCGAGGACCAGGCTGTGCGCATCTGCCTGAAGATCGCGCTGAACCAGTTTGGTCGAGATCAGCAAACAGTCGCGCTCATCTGCGGATGGAAGTCCGATAGCTGCCTGAGCGAAATCGCCAGCCCCCGACACGGCCGGAAGATGCCGAAGACCAAGCGCGAATGGTTCGCGCGCGCGACCGGCTGCAACCTGCTTTCGCAGTTCATCGCCTATCAGGAAGCCAAGGCAAACAACGGGGGCACCCCGACAGAGCGCCAGCAGACAGAGATCGCGGCCGCCGCTTGCTTATCCGCGTGGAAGAACGCCGCATGACCACCATGCACCCCTGGCAGTTAACTCGCGAGCAGTGGAACGCCGAGCGCGACCGCCTGCGTCCCGAAATCGCGCAGAGCAGATTCACGCACGCGTCTGCCTCGGAGGCGTTGGCCCGGCACGATCGGCTGAACTGGCTCCTTTTCGATGTGCATGCGGATGTTGGCGCGCGCCTGAAAGCTGCGGCACGCGGCGAGCTGGCTATGTCGCCTGAGGAAGCGCGCGAATGCCTGGAGACCTTGGCCCAGCCCGTCACGTATGACGACGTGATCGCGCGTGCCCGATCGCTGGGACTGCTGCAGGAGGTCGCATGACCATCCTCGCCGTACCCCTTTCCGCTGAGTCGCGCTGGTCCGGCGACCTGTTGTGCTGGGAAGTCCGCTGCCGCGAGTGCGGCGACTGGTGGCCCTGCGACACGGATTACTGGCACCGCGACCGGCGCCGCTCGAACGAGCCGCAGCGCGTGTGCCGCGCTTGCCAGTGCGGGCGCTGGGCGCAGACGAAGCGAATCGAGCGGAGGGCGGCGTGAAAGATCGCGCCTTCCTCATTCACTGCGCGCGCGTCTATCTCGTGCAAGCAAGACACTTCCGCTCGCGCGATTTCTTCTGGTGCCTGCTTGGGTGGGCGCAACGGGCTCGGCGCAATGCGGCCGGTATGCATGAGCCCCAACAGACGGAGATGTTCTGATGCAGTGGAACCACCTGATCGCCGTCGACGAGCAGGAGCGCGCGTACCTGGTCCACATGCACGACCAGGCCATGCGCGACGCCAACATCCCTGCCGACGAACGCGAGCGCCATCGCAAGCGGCACGCGCAGCTTGTCGAGATGGGGAAGGGGAGCGGCCGGTTCGACGTGTACGGGCGGGAGAAAGCCGCATGAATCGCTCGCCCGCATGGTTCGCTCTCAACTGCGCACGCACAGCCGCTGTCATCGCCTTCTGCGATGCGCCGACGCCGGCGCATCGGGCGGCGCTGGAGGCTATTACTGCCGACCCGCAGCGAGATCTGTTCAACAAGCGCGCCGCTCACGCCGGAGTAGCTACCGGCGGACAGCCCGAACCCCAGGGTTGCGGCGATGCCTTCCTTGGGGTGGCGGGGTAAGCATGGCACGCATTAGATCCATCAAGCCGGAGTTCCCTCAGTCTGAAAGTATGGGGCGCGTGAGTCGTGAGGCCCGGCTGTTGTTCATCCTTCTGTGGCCGATTTGCGACGACTACGGGCGCACTCGCGCGGCCTCGCGAATGCTCGCGAGCACTCTTTTCCCCTACGACGACGACGCGAAAGACCTGATCGACGGCTGGCTCGACGAATTGGAGCGCGAGGGGTGCATTCTCAGGTACGAGGTCAACGGCTCGACCTACCTCGAAATCACTAACTGGTTGATCCATCAGAAAATCGACAAGCCTAGCAAGCCTCAATTCCCTGAGTCCTCTGGTAGCTCTCGCGAGGGCTCGCGAGAGTCTCGCGAGTGTTCTCGCCTTCTTTTAGGAAGGGAAGGGAAGGGAGAGGATGGGAAAGGAGAGGACGCGCCACCCGCGAAACGCGGTTGCCGCCTGCCTTCCGACTGGCAACCCACACCGGGCGAACTGCGGTGGGCGACGGACGCACGCCCCGACATCGACGCAAAGGCCGAAGTCGAACGCTTCCGGGATTACTGGGTGGCACAGGCTGGGCAGAAGGGCGTGAAGCTCGACTGGTCCGCGACGTGGCGCAACTGGATCCGAAACGCACGCGGAAAACCCGGCGCGACCGCATCTCCCGATGATCGTTCGCCAGCCTCGCGCAGGAAGCTCGCATGAACGCGATCCACGAGGTCGAACGCGCGCTGCTGGCGACGCTGATGTCGCGCCCCGGCGACTGCTGGGGCGTGGATATTGCGCCCGAGCATTTCGCGGTCGAGCAGCATGCGGACATCTTCACCGAGATCAGGCACCTGACCGGCGAGAGCCAGCCGGCAGACGCGGTGAGCGTGATGGAGGCGCTGTCGAGGGCGGGGCGTCCTGAACTCGGCACGCTAGCGCTGCGCATTGCCTCAGACAGCATGACAACTTCACAGCCGGTCGCCTATGCGCAGCGCATCAAGGCGGCGTGGCGACTCCGCTCGGCGAAGCTGATCGCGCAGGGGTTATTCGAGGCGCAGGACGACGCCATGATCGACACGGCAGTCGAGGCGCTGATGGGGCTGCATGCGATCGAACAGCGGCACGAGTTCAGTGCGCGCGAAGCCGTGAAGGCGGCGTTCAAGAGCCTGCAGGACGCGCACGACAAGGGCGCAGATGCGGATGCCGTGCCGACCGGGCTCCGCGATCTGGACAAGCTGCTCGGCGGCTTGCATCCCGGCGACCTTGTGGTGATCGGGGCTCGTCCAGCGATGGGCAAGACAGGGCTCCTGATCGGCATGAGCCGCCATGCTGCGGCAAAGGGCTACCCCGTTGGCCTGATCTCGGGCGAGCAGCCGATGGAGCAGGTGACGGCGCGCATGCTCGCGCTGGCATCGGGCGTGCCCGCATCGGATTTTCGCCGCGGCATTCGCCAAGAAGAGGACTGGACGCGCGTCACGAACGCCATGACTTCAACGGCGCAGCTTCCGTTGTGGATGCTCGATCGCAGCTCGCCGAGCCTTGCGGAAGTGGTGCGCACCGCTCGTCGCTGGCATCACGTCCACGGCATCAAGGGGCTTTATGTGGATTATCTGCAGCGCATCGAGGCGGAAGGCGAACGCCGTTTTGAGGTGGTCGGCGCCGCAGCGAAGGGGCTCAAGAATCTGGCGCGCGATCTGAACATCCCCGTCATTGTGCTGGCTCAGGTATCGCGTGAGGTCGAGAAACGCAAGCCGCCTGAGCCGCGCATGGGCGACCTGTCCGATTCCAGTGAGATCGAGAAGGAAGCCGACCAGGTGCTGATGCTCTATCGCCCCGACTACTACGAGGGCGACGAATGCGAGCGGGCAGGCACCGCGAAGATCATCGTCGAGAAGAACCGGCATGGCCCAACAGGCTATGTCGAAGTGGCGTGGCACGCGCAGACGATGCGCTTCGCCGACCTGTACGAGAACGCCGCATGACCAAGCGCGCCTCCCGCCCCCGCTACGCCCTGCGCGTTATCCGCGGCGGCTATGCGCCTGCCGACGCTTTCACGGCGGCGTCGCTGCGCAAGCGCCACCGAGTCGGCGATCTGGTGTTTGCCGAGTTCAAGCGTCCGCGCAATCCCGGCTTTCACCGACTGGCGCACCAGCTTGGAACGTTGCTGGCGGAGAACATCGAAGCGTTCGCCGGGCTGGAATCGCACGACGTGCTCAAGCGGATGCAGGTCGAGGGAGGCATCGGTTGCGATGTGGCATTGGTCGATGCCAGTTCGATGTGGAGCCAGATAAGCGAAGCCGTGATCGCCGAGGTGCCGCAAGCGCGGCTTGTGATGGCGATGATCGGTGAGCTGCTGGTCGGCAAGACCATCCCCGTGAAGTTGCCACGCTCGCTGTCCTATGAATCGATGGATGAGGACGAGTTCCACGCGGTGATCGCTGGCATGTGCGCGCATGTCAGCGCGAAGTACTGGAAGGACTGCACGCCCGAGCAGATCGAGGCGATGGCGAGTGTTTATGTGGAGGCGGCATGAAGATCGGGCGCAGCACGGGCAAGCCGACGAAGGCGCAGGAGGCGCGGTGGGATGCGATCCGCGAAAAGGGATGCATCGCATGCCGGACGCGAGGGTGGGTCGTTACGCCAGAAATTCATCACCTTACAACGGGCGGCAAGCACGGCCAGAAGCGGCTCGGGCACGACTACACCATCGGACTATGCGCGTGGCATCACCGAGGCGTGATGCCGGCGGGACACACCGAGCGACTGATGGAACGCAGCTACGGCCCGAGTTACGCGCTGAGCCCGCGCGCCTTCCGCGAGACGTTCGGCAATGACGACGCATTGCTGGCGTTCCAGAACGCGCTGATCGTGATGAGGATGTCGGCATGAAACGCGCCGCCCGCACCGATGCCAATCACGCCGACGTGAAGAACGCATTGCGCGCCATCGGCTGCTACGTCGTGGACTGCGCGCACGTCGGCGCAGGATTCCCCGACCTGGTATGCGCGTGGCGCGGTAAGTGGGTGTTCATCGAGGTCAAGGACGGCGCGAAGGTTCCGAGTGCGCGGAAGCTGACGCCCGACCAGACGATCTTCCACGCCGAGGCACTTTCGAGAAACTGCCGCGTGCATGTGGTGACTTCGGCCGACGAAGCGATCAAGGCGATGCAGGCGGAGACGCTGGGGAGGGTGGCGTGATGCGCAAGTTTTGGGTCCGCGTGGTGATCTCGGTGGCATGGTTGATTCTCGCGCGCTGGGTTGGCGCGCCCGAGTGGGCGGCCTGTATGTTCGGCGCGGTCATGGGATATCTGGGAGTCCCGGAGCGCGCGAAATGAACCACGGCCGCCTAGCCCTGATCCGCCTGGCCGCCGAAAAGGTGCAGCCGAAGTGCGAGCGTCCGCTGCGTCGGAAGTCGCCGAAGAAGGAGACGGCGCCGCATCCGGCTAGGCCGAGCCGGTGGAACGATCCGCTGCGGAGGTATTGGCTTTGACCGTGAGCTATCACCTCCAGCACGCGCTGCGCATTCAGCGCGACGTGAAGCCTGCGAACTGGCCGGCTGCGCTGGAGCGGCTACCGGAAGAGGCGAGGGGACCGTGCGAGGCGTACCTGCGCGGTATCGTGCAGAGGATGCGCAACGCGCGGGCGGCGAAGGCTGGGCTACCGAAGAGGGCGGCGTGATGGACGTGCGGAAGATGCTGGCGCGACTCAACCCGGCGGTGTGCCGATTCGACATCGGCCGCGGTGGCATCCCTGAATGGACGCCGCAGGACGTGGCTGCGGCCCTTGGCATGGTGCCGGCGGGGCTGGGGCGGGAGTTGCTGTGCGCCGCCTGGTGGCCGGATGGTGCCCGGCTGTCCCATCGCGAGCTGGTGGCGGCTCTTGAGCGCGTGCAGCGGGAGGAATGGTGGCGGCGCGAGCAGGACATGCTGCACGCCATGCTGGCTGTCGCATCGCACCACGGCGGCGACGATCTGCGACGCGCTCAAACGCTATACGCAAGCGCGCATTCGAATCGCTGGCCGTCATGGGTGGAGGACATCGAGCTTGGCAGCCACAACACCAAGTACCTGCGGATGCGCGCTGCGGTGGTTGCGGAACTGACCGCCCCGAGACTGTGCCCAGACTGCGCCGGAAGGGGCGAAATCGCGATGAAGAGCGGCGTGGTGAAGGACTGTGGCAAGTGCGGTGGTCGCGGTTCGGTAGCGCACACCCACGCATGGCGCGCCGAGCAGATGAAGATCCGCGAGGACACGTACCGCAAGACCTGGGCCGGTCCCTACGAGTGGCTGTTCGATTACTCGGCAGATGCCTTGCAGAAGGCGCAGCGGGACATGGAGAGGGCGCTGCAGTGAAAGCGCCAAATCCGGAATTGACGATTCCTGATTTCGTGCGGAAAATCCCCATCGTGGGGCTCAGCCCCAACGAAGCCCGGCCCTGCGTCGGGCTTTTTCGTTTCCGGCGCCCGCGTGAGGCTCAAGCTCCGCTTGGGCTGCTGATCGCGGGAGCCAACTTTTCGGCCCCGTGTGCCCCTCGGATACGCGCGGAAGTGCCACGGCAGACATCGCGCCGGGGCCGACCCTAGGAGCCACCATGGCCGCTGATTCCCGTGCGAAGGGCATCGTCGCGGGCACGATGGCCGTGCGCGAGATGCGCGAGGCCGACATCCGCGCGGCCTTCGTGTACTTCGACGGGACCAAGGCGCAGGTGATCGCACCGGGCGCCGACTTCAAGCTGACCGCCATGCTGCTGTACCAGGCGGCGGACGCGGTGGCAGAGATGGCGATGCTCGAACGGAAGGCGGGGCGATGATCCTTATCGGCATTGCTGGCGGCAAGCGCGTCGGGAAATCGACGCTGGGCCAGCACTTGGCGCGCCGTCATCGGCTTCTGCATACCAGCTTCGCCGAGCCCATCCGGGCCTTCGTGGCGGGGCTGCTTGGCGGCACGCTGGACGACCTGGAGCGCGAGAAAGAGTCACCCATCGCCTGGTTGGGCGGCGTCACACCACGACAAATGATGCAGACGCTCGGCACGGAGTGGGGCCGGCAGATGGTCCATCCGGACCTGTGGCTGCTGACCGCGTTGCGCCGCGCCTACGCCGCGCATGGAGCAGTGCTGTCCGATGTGCGATTCCCCAACGAGGCCGCGGCAATCCGTGAGCGCGGCGGCTTCATCCTGCGCGTTGACCGGCCGGGTTTCGAGCCCGGCGCGGACGCGCACGCGAGCGAGCGGCCGCTGTCCATGGACCTGATCGACGCCGTAGTGGTCAATAACGGCAGCGTCGAGGATCTGGTGTTGTCGGCGGAGGGCGTCCTGGCCGGCTTCGGCATGATCGCCAAGGCGCACGATATGTTTGAGCAAGGCATCCCGGCCTGCATGGCCGTCGCGGGCAGCGATTGATGCAATGCCCAGCCTGTGGCAGCGCGCACGTCATCAAGGTGGGCTCGCGGCGCGTGCGCTGCAAGGACTGCCGGAAGTCCTGCTATGTGGACGACGCGGAAGCGGGCCGCTACGTCGGATCGCCTGCTGGTGATCATGCGCTGCTGAAACGCGAGCTTGATGCGCTGCGGTCCGAGAATCGTCGGCTGACGCGGGTATCTGCCGACGCCGAGGCGATCCGCAGGATCATCGGCAAGGTGGATGCGCAAGTGTCCAACCCGCCGGCGTGGACCACGGAAGCGCCGAAGCGCGCCAAGGTGGTGCATGGCATCCCGACCCTGATGCTGTCCGACCTTCACTTCGGCGAGACGGTGTTCGCCGCGCAGGTGAACGGGGTCAACGAGTACAACACGACGATCGCCAAGCGCAGATTGCGCCGGGTGGTCTCGGGTGCGGTCAAGCTGCTGCGGCAGACGCTGGCGCCGGGCGAGTTCGGCGGCATGGTCTGCGTGTTGGGCGGTGACATGGTGGATGGCGTCATCCACGACGAGCTGCGGGACACGGCGGACGAGACGGCGATCCAGTCGGTCGTCACGCTGCACGACGAGCTGGTGCCGGCGATCAAGGCGCTGGCCGATGAGTTCGGCCGGCTGCACGTCCCATGCGTGGTCGGCAATCACGGCCGGCTCGACCGCAAGCCGCGGATGAAGAACGGCCCGGCGCTGAACCTCGATTGGATGCTGTACCAGTTTCTGGCCCGGACGGTGGGCGCGGACCCGAAGTACAAGGGGCGCGTGACGTTCCAGATCCCGGACGGTTTTGACGCCAGCTATCGGGTGTTCGGCACGCGGTACATGCTGACCCACGGCGATAGCTTCACCGGGGGCTCGGGCATCACTGGCCCGCTGCTGCCGTGGATGCGGGGCGACGCCAAGACGCGCAAGCAATACGGCGCGATCGGTATGCCCTACGACGTTCTGGTGATGGGTCATTGGCACCAGTTGCGCTACCTCGGCCAGATCGTGGTGAACGGCAGCCTGGTCGGCTTCAACGAGTACGCGCTCAAGTCGCGATTCGACTATGAGCCGCCTCAGCAGGCGCTATGGCTGACCCATCCCGTGCGCGGGATGACGTTCCAGGAGGCGGTGTTCGCCGAAGAACCGCGGACATCGCGGGAAACAGCATGGGTATCCATCCCGAAGGTGGCGTGATGGCCGACAAGCCCAAGGTGGTCGCGCTCAAGCGGAAGCCGAAGCCCGACGCGGAGCTGGTCGCCGAGTGCCGAAGGCTGCTCGATCTCGCCGAAGCCGGTGAACTGGCAACGCTGGCCCACGTCGCCGAGTACACGGACGACCGGGAGCCGGCGCTCTACGTGGGCGGCGACTACGACACGTACCGCACCTGCGGGCTGCTGGACGCCCTGAAGGTGCTGGCCATGGAGGACGACGCATGATCATCACCAAGCTGACCGCCGCGCTGTGCCTCGGCTCGCTGGTGCTGGTCGACTTCATGATCGCCAGCGCCTACACCGCCCACAACGGCGACCTGCTGATGCTGGGCGCGAGCCTGATCCGCTGGCCGCTGGCGCTGTCGATCTATGCCATCCCGTTGGCGTTCGTGGCCGACTTGGCGCGGGCGGTGGCGACGGGGTGGAGTGGACGCAAGACCTGACATGGCTCGGCTCAAGACGCTCAAGCCGCGATTGCAGGCGATGGACACCCTGCGCAGGCCCATGGCGCCAAGCATGAGTGAGCGCCGCATGGCAGGCCGGAAGCTCCAAGAGCGGCGACTGAGCATATGGGCCAGAAGCCCGCACTGCGCGCGCTGCGGCACACTGACGAGCTACCCGAACGGGTTCGAATTGGATCACGTCGTCCCGCTCCACCAGGGCGGCGAGGACAGCGAGGCGAACTGCCAGGTGCTGTGCGGCGGATGCCACGCCAGGAAGACCGCAGAGGACGCATGCAGGTGACGTGACCGGGTGGGGGAGGGCAAATGTCTAGCCCGTCCCGGCCTCGGAAACCGACCGTCCCCGCACGCACGAACAATTTCCCCACCTGAACGGAAATCAGCAAATGGCAGGCGTGAAAGGTCGAAGCGGCGGGCCGCGCAAGAACGCGGGCGGCGCACGGCCCGGAGCCGGCCGCCCGAAGAAAGAGCAGCCTGCGCCGAAGCCGGTTGAGGCGACGCAAGACATGTTGGCGCTGCTGCAGGACATCGCGCTCGGCAAGATTGAGGCAACCCCGATCCAGGTCCGGGCCGCCATTGCTGCGGTCCAGTACACGCACGCCAAGGTGGGCGAGGGCGGCAAGAAGGAGAAGAAGCAGGCCGAAGCCGAGAAGGTCGCCGGGCGGTTCGCGCCAGCTACCCCGCCGCGGTTGGTTGCGTCTGGCGGTAAGAGGGTCTGATGCTGGCGTGGTCCACGGCGCTCCCAGATTGGGAGCGCCGCCTTGTTGCGGGCGAGTCGATTATCCCGCCGCCGATATTCCCGGATCAGGCCGCGCAGGCGCTCGCCATTTTCAAGCAGCTTCGGGTGGTGGATCTGCCCGGCAAGCCGACGTTTGGCGAATGCGCAGAACAATGGGTGTTCGACTTCGTGGCGGCCATCTTTGGCGCCTACGATGCCGAGACCGGCAAGCAACTGATCCGCGAGTTCTACCTGCTGATCAGCAAGAAGAACACGAAGAGCACGATCGCCGCCGGCATCATGCTGACGGCCGTGATTCTATGTTGGCGCGAAGGCGAGGAGCACCTGATCCTCGCTCCGACCAAGGAAGTCGCCGACAACAGCTTCAAGCCTGCCGCGGGGATGGTCCGCGCCGACGAAGAGCTGACTGCGCTGTTCCATGTGCAGGACCATTTGCGCACGATCACGCATCGGGTGACGCAGGCATCGCTAAAGGTGGTGGCGGCCGACACTGACACGGTTTCAGGCAAAAAGTCTGGGCGGGTGCTGGTCGACGAGCACTGGCTGTTCGGCAAATGGCCGAATGCTGAAGCGATGTTCATGGAGGCGACGGGCGGCCAGGCGTCGCGTGATGAGGGTTGGGTGATCTACCTGACCACGCAGAGCGATCAGCCGCCCGCGGGGGTGTTCAAGGACAAGCTCGGGTACTTCCGGGATGTGCGCGACGGCCGGATCCATGATCCCAAGTCGCTCGGCGTGCTGTACGAGTTCCCGCCGTCCATGGTCGAGTCGAAGGCCTACCTCGACCCGCGCAATTTCTACATTACGAACCCGAACCTTGGCCGATCGGTCAGCGCCGAATGGCTTGAGGACCAACTGCGGAAAAATCAGGCCAAGACGGACGGCACATTCCAGCAATTCCTCGCCAAGCATCTGAATGTCGAGATCGGCCTGAATTTGCGGGCCGATCGCTGGGCCGGCGCGGACTTTTGGGAGCGACAGGCGCGCAAGGATCTGACCCTGGATGCTCTGATCGATCAATGCGAGGTGATCGATATCGGCATTGACGGCGGCGGCCTGGACGACCTGCTCGGCCTGGCTGTGACGGGGCGTCATGCAGAGACGAAGGAATGGCTGCATTGGGCGCATGCATGGGCGCATCCGTCCGTGCTTGAGCGCCGCAAGGAGATTGCGCCGCGTTTGCACGACTTCGAACGCGACGGCGACCTGACGATGGTCGAGCAGATCGGTCAGGACGTGGAAGAGGTTGCGGCGATTGCTGCGCGGGTCGAAACGACGGGGAAGCTGGATAAGGTCGGCGTCGACCCCGCCGGGCTCGGCGGCATCCTGGATGCGCTGGTAGAGGCCGGCGTTCCAGAAGACAAGATCGTCGGCATTTCGCAGGGCTGGAAGTTGTCCGGCGCGATCAAGACGGCCGAGCGCAGGCTTGCCGGCGGCGAATTCTGGCATTGCGGGCAACCACTGATGGCATGGGCATGCAGCAATGCCCGCGTGGTGCCGGTCGCCAATGCCGTGAACATCACGAAGCAAGCCAGCGGTACGGCCAAGATCGATCCACTGATGGCGACGTTCAACGCGGTTTCGCTGCTGGCGCTCAATCCCGCGGCGCAGTCGGCCTTCATCCAACAGGGGTTTGTGAGCCTATGACCGGTTCCGCACAACTTGCACGCGACCGGTTGGAGGCCATCGTCGCTATCGATCGCGCCGTGCAAGTGAAGAATAGCCTGGACTTTCACGACGTCCCGTCTTCGGACGCCGTGCGCATGGGCGAAATCTTCGGGATTCTGCCGAGTTCGTCCGGCGCGGTGGTCAATGAAGCGACCGCCATGCGCGTCTCCGCCGTCTATGCCGGCGTTCGACTGCTGGCTGGCGCCGTGGCGACCACGCCGTGCAGCTTCTACCGGCGCACGGCGAACGGGCGAACGGGCGCAAACGATCATGATTACTGGTGGCTGTTCAACGAGCAGCCATGCGGTCGATTCAGTGCGGCCACGTTTTGGGAGTTCATTACCTCTCAATCCTTGCTGCGGGGTGATGGTATCGCCTATCTGGTGCGTAATTCGCGCTACAGCTCGCGGATCGATGCGGTTATCCCCGTGCCTCGCGGTCAAGTGGATGTGCTGCGCAGGGGCGATCAACTTCTCTACAGAATCCAGGACCAACTGGAAGACGGCACCTGGGGATCGTTCATCGCCACGCAGGACGACGTGCTGCACTTCGCCGGCTTCGGCTTCGACGGCGTGCGCGGCATGTCGGTGATCCAGTGGGGCGCCCGCCAGGCGACCGGGATCGCGATCAAGGCCGACGAACACGCCGGTTCCACCTTCGCAAGCGGCGCATCCGTGCAGTACGCGGTCAAGCTACCGGCCGGCAAGACCATGACGCAGGCCCAGCAGGACGACTTCCGCGCCGCGTGGGTGGCGAAGTACGGCAGTGGCGTCGGCGTCAGCAAGGTTCCGCTGATCCTGACGGAAGGACTTGATGTCGCCGAACTATCCATGACCTCAGCGGACGCGCAGCTACTCGAATCGCGCAAGTTCCAGGTGATCGACATCGCGCGGGCCTTCGGCATCCCGCCGCACCTGCTTGGAGAGACCTCCGCGAGCACGTCCTGGGGTACGGGCATCGAACAACTCAGCCTCGGCTTCATCAAGTGGGCTATCCGCCCGCACCTGCAGCGCTGGCAGCAGGAGATGAATCGCAAGCTGTTCGGCCGCAGCACGTTCTTCGCCGAATTCAACGTCGACGGCCACCTCGAAGGCGACTCCAAAGCCCAGGCCGAATACTTCGGCAAGGCGCTTGGCGGCCCTGGCGCGCTCGGCTGGATGACCGTGAACGAGGTCCGCCGACTCAAGAACCTGCCGCCCATCGATGGCGGCGACAAGCTGTTCGACCCCGGCAAGGCTCAGGCTGCGCCGCCCCCGTCCGGCAATGCGGAGACCCCGGCATGAATCGAGACCCGAGCCGCCTGCTGGCGCTGCAGGCCAAGAACAAGGATGCGCCGCGCGCGTATCGGATCGAGAACGCTGCCAACGAGGCGACGATCTATCTCTACGACGTGATCGGCTACGACTGGTGGACCGGCGGTGGCATCACGGCGCTGCAATTCGCGGCCGACCTGAACGCGCTGCGCGGTATCGACACCGTGCATCTACGCTTCAACTCGCCCGGCGGCGATGTGTTCGATGGACGCGCGATCGCTGCGGCCCTGGATGCTTTCCCGGCCAAGAAGGTCGGCCACGTCGACGGCTGGGCCGCCTCTGCCGCCAGCTTCATCCTCATGCACTGCGATGCGGTCGAGATTGCGGCCGGCGCCATGATCATGATCCATAACGGTTGGACCATCGCTGCCGGCGACAATCGCGTAATGGCCGATACCGCTGCGCTGCTCCAGAAGATCGACGCAGCCATCCAAGACGATTACATGCGGCGCGTCAATGTCGAGCGCCAACAGGTAGTCGATTGGATGAATGCGGAGACCTGGTTCACCGCCGAGGAAGCCGTCCAGCACGGACTCGCGGACCGCATCGCTTCCGGCGATGGCGCCAAGGCGAGGGCTGCATGGAACGTCGAAGCCTACGCCCATGCGCCCGCGGCGGACCCCGCCCCGGTCGCGGAAGAACCGCAGAACGTCGCCGATGAGCCCGAGGCCGATACGCCCGAGAACCCCACCGCCGATGCCGAACACGCGCACCGCCTGCGCATGGTCGCCGTGGCGTCCCTGACCCCCGCGTAGGAATCGCTCCCGCGCTGGCCCACAAACCCCGCTTCGGCGGGGTTTTTCTTTTCCAACCGAGGAAAACACCATGAGCAATTCGCTGAAGGCTCTGCGGGAGCGTCATGACGCGCTGGCCCGCGAGGTCAAGAACCTGTGCGAGCAGAATCCCGGCGCGACCTGGAACCATGAGCACCAGGCCACCTACGACGCCAAGATGACCGAGATCGAAGATGTGCGCGCCGAGATCCGTCGTCTAGAGCAGGTGGCCGCGCTGGAGTTCGAGAACGCGGCGCGCGATGCAGGCGTGCGGGTGACGGATGCGCCGGATGCCAAGCCCGGCATCTTCGGCAAGTGGCTGCGCGGCGGCGATACCGCCCTGTCGGCCCAGGAATGGCAGGCGGTGCGCAACACCATGAGCACCGGCACCGGCTCCGAGGGCGGCTATTCCGTCGAGACCACGGTCGCCGCCGAGCTGCTGAAGGCACTGAAGGCCTATGGCGGCATGCGTTCCGTGGCGACGGTGTTCCACACCTCGCAGGGCAACCCGATGAACTGGCCGACCATGGACGACACCGGCAACGTCGGCGAGCTGGTTGCGGAGAACACCCCCGCCGGGTCGCAGGATGCCGCGTTCGGTACCGTGGGCCTGAACGTCTACAAGTTCAGCTCCAAGGTGGTCACCGTGCCGATCGAGCTGCTGCAGGACTCGCAGATCGACATCGAGGCGACTGTGATCCAGCTGCTCGCCGAGCGCCTGGCTCGTATCCAGAACACCTACTTCACCACGGGTTCCGGCATCAGCCAGCCGCGCGGCATCGTCACCGGTGCCTCTGCCGGCAAGGTGGGGGCGACGGGCGAGACCGCCACCTTCATCTATGACGACCTGGTGGACCTCGAGCACTCCCTCGATCCGGCCTACCGCAACCTGCCTGGCGTGGGCTACATGATGAGCGACGCCGCTCTGAAGGTGGTCCGCAAGATCAAGGACTCGCAGGGCCGCCCGATCTTCGTGCCTGGCTACGAGGCCAACGCTATGATCAACGGCGGCGCTCCGGGCACCCTGATGGGCCGCCCGATCACGATCAATCAGGACATTGCGGCCCCGGCGGCGAGCGCGAAGTCGGTCCTGTTCGGTGTGCTGAACAACTACCGCATCCGCGACGTGATGGCGGCCACGGTATTCCGCTTCACCGATTCGGCCTACACCAAGAACGGCCAGGTTGGCTTCCTGGCGTGGCAGCGTTCGGGCGGCAACCTGCTCGACAACTCGGGCGCGACGGTCAAGTATTTCCAGCACTCGGCCACCTGATGAGGCGGGGCCGGCTTCGGCCGGCCCCTTCTCCCGGACAGAGGGACCAATATGGCGAAGAACAGCAACGCGCAGGCCCCGGAAGCCAAGCCGGCAGGGACCAAGAAAGTCCTCCTGCTGGTCGACTGCCAGGCGGGCAAATGCGCCAGCGTGGTGGAGGTCGATCCTGCACTCGCCAAGGCGCTGATCGCGGACGGCCGCGCAGACGACAACCCGGAAGCCATCAAGGCGCACGAGGGCTGATTCATGTCGTGGTCCGTCACCACCCCTCCGAGCGAAGAGCCGGTCACGCTGACCGAGGCGAAGCTTCACCTTCGCGTCGATACGGACATGACGGACGACGACCCTCTGATCACCTCGCTGATCCAGGCCGCCCGCGAACATGTCGAGGCGGCCTGCCAGCGAGCGCTGATGCCGCAGGTCTGGACGGAGCGCCGCACCAGCTTCCCGGGCACGCCGACGTGCCCGAGCATCCCGGGCTCGCCCTACGGCTATCTGCGCGTGCCGAGCTTGGCCCAGCAGACGATCCTGCTCTCTGGCGGCAAGGTGCGGGCGGTCGATTCCGTAAAATACGTGGACGACACCGGCACGCTGCAGACGCTTGATCCGGCCGCCTACGATGCGGACCTGACGAGCGAGCCCGCGCAGGTCGCTCCCGCCTATGGCACCAGTTGGCCGGCGACCCGCGAGCAGCCCGGCGCAGTGCAGGTGCAGTACCAGGTCGGATATGCGGATGCCAACAGCATCCCGGCCGCCCTCAAGGCGGCGGTCCTGCTGGTGCTGGCCGACCTGTATGCGAACCGCGAGGCCGTTGTAAATGGGCCGGTCATGAGCAACCCTGCGCTTTCGCGCCTGCTCGACCCCTACAAGCGAGTGCTGCCGTGACCCTCGCCGCCGGCAAGCTCAACCGCCGCATCACGATCCAGCAGCGCACCGCGGGGCAGGATGCAGCGGGGCAGCCGGTGCTGACGTGGGCGGATGTGGCTTCGGTATGGGCGAACGTAGCCGGCGATACCGGGCTTCATACCATCCGCGCATCCGGCGATCTCCCTGCGCCGGTCAAGCGGTACAGCTTCCGGATCCGCTACCGCGATGGTCTGAACGAGGGCATGCGCGTCGTGCTTGGCGGGCAGAACTTCGACATCAAGACCGTGCGAATGGACTTCGCGGGTCGGGTATGGACTGACCTTGTTTGTGAGTTGGGCGCGAACGATGGCTGACGGCTTCAAGGCCATAGCAGACACGAGCAGTGTGCTCGCGGGCCTGGACAAGCTGACCGGCCCTATCGCCACGCACCTCGCGCGCTCCATGGCCGTCGCTGGCGGCCAGGTCCTGCGCGATGAGGCCAAACTGCTGGCGCCCGTCGATAGCGGGCTGCTGCAGAGTGCCATCTATCTCGCGTTCAAGGAGGCGAAGTCGAACGATGAGGGCGTGACCTATTCGGTCACCTGGAACGCCAAGAAGGCGCCCCACGGGCATTTGCTGGAATTCGGCCATTGGCAGTATTACGCGGCCTATATCGGCCCCGATGGCGAGTGGCACACGAACAAGGCCCATCCGCTGGCGAATCCGCGATGGGTGCCGGCGCACCCATTCCTGCGTCCCGCGCTGGATTCGGCCGGGCCACGCGCGCAGGCGGCAATGATCGAGCGCGGACGCCAACGCCTGCCGGAGCTGCTGGCCGGCGAAATGGAGGATGCTAAGCTCGGCGCATCGTGATCGAGAAGATCGCCATGCGTAACGATGACAGGTGGCGGCTTGCCTACGAGCTGAAGGCAAGCGGCAAGACGTATCGAGAGATCGCGGACAGGCTCGGCGGCATCAGCATCAACCGGGCCAGACGCATCGTCGCATTCTACGCGCGACGCAACGGCTTGCCATTGGCAAAAAAGAAGTGGGCGCGCGTTAGCGCATTCAGGATCGAGAGAGATTGAGCCCGCTTCGGCGGGTTTTCTTTGGCGATTATATACTTGACAAACCCAAGAATCGGCGTAGCCTGAT